AATTGATTGATATAATTATTTGGGTGACATTATATGATAATCATAGCATCCCGCATGTTAATGGCAGGTAACCAGAATCTAACATTTGTTAAATATATATAAGGAAGCATTTAATCTTCCTTATATTCTATAACATCCTCTATCTTGCAATGAAGAGCTTTGCAGATCCTGTCGATCTGTTTTAAGTTGACTGGCTCGTTTTTCCCCATACTGGCAATGGTTCCGAAGCTTAAACCAGTCATATTTTTTAAATCCCCCTTATTCATGCCCTTATTGATAAGGGTATGCCAGAGGGGAGTATATGAAATCATCTATTTTCCTCCCAGTTTAAAATTTTCAAAGCCCGGATACGGTTCGAACGTCTCTGCGTACTGAGTTTCGTCTTCTTCCGTCCATTCAGGTTCATCATCTTCCTCGTCCTCATAGACGCAACCTGGGGCATCCTCATAGATTCCGTCTTCATATTCAGTTACCCACTCGCCATCCACGAAACAATCGCATCCGGTTGCATGGATGAATCCAACTCCGTCCTCGAAGCGATCGAGAGGCATGTTTTTAAGTTGCATTCTTCTTGTAGCTTTACCAGCTACAGATTCCGTTTTATTCATAGTGTTTCCTCCTCTGATTTGTCTGTTTTTATCTGTCTTTATTATATAGTCTTGTTTAATGTATGTCAAGCTTTTGTTTCATTATATTGAATTTTTTCTCTATAATTTTAGAAATTTTCTCTAGTAAACTATTGACATGTACGGTACATATGGTAATATACAAACATAAACAGCAGAACAAACATTCGCATAGACGGTGCGAGGTTTGAAAGATAATAGGAGGAAAATGATATGTCAGAACTTTTAAAGAAACAGAAATTTGGAGTCGAGGTAGAATTTACAGGAATAACAAGAACCATGGCCGCTGAGGCTGTTGCAGAAATCCTCGGAAGTCATGCTACCGGACCTGATCGCACTTGCTATCGTACTTATACGATTCGAGATAGCAAAAGAAGAATTTGGAAAGTAATGAGAGATTCAAGTATTTGTCCAGTTAGAAAAGCGGGACGTGAATTGATGGATGAATATAGAGTTGAATTTGTAACACCGCCACTTAATTATGAAGATATTGAAACGCTTCAGTCAATAATCCGTAAATTCAAAGAACTCGGCGGAGTACCTCACAGCAGTTGCGGAATACATATTCATGTTGACGGCGCCAATCATACCGCCACTTCTCTCAGAAGACTGGTAAATTTCTTTTTCAGCAGACAGGAGATTATCTACGATGCTCTTGCAGTAGGAAGTAGAAAAGACAGATGGTGCAAGCCGGTATGTAAGGATTTACTGGATACAATGAAAAAAGAAAAGGATCTTGATGCAAGAAAAGTTGAAGAAATCTGGTACAGCAGTGCGAACGATCAGTATCATGGTGGTATTGATCATAGTCATTATAATTCAACAAGATACCACGCCCTGAATCTTCACAGCTTCTTCCAGAAAGGC